ACAATGCATCTAAGCAAGGCGAACCCCCCTGTTAAGGATCGCGTAAATGCTGTAAACGCAATGCTTTCCAACGCACTACTTGAGACACGAACCTGGATAGATCCCGCCTGTACGGAACTGGCAAAAGACTTCAGGACGGTACAATGGAAGCGGGACAGTGCGGGGAACACGACGGGGCAGATTGACAAGTCTGACGTGTCTCGTACTCACGTTTCCGACGCTTACGGTTACTTCGTTCAGAAGGAATTCGGGCTGAAGTCTAAGTCCGGGGCCTTCAGTGGTATTGCGCAATAATAGGAGAATCCCATGCAACAGGTTCGACAATCGACGGTCACGATTCTGAACGGCACTTCGCTGTCCACGGCCAGCGTGGACCTGCGCAACGAACAATTGGTAGGCATTATTATGCCCGCCGCGTGGGACGCTGCGGCGCTAAGTTTCCAGGGCAGCATTGACGGCAGCACCTGGGGTAACGTCTTCCTGGCCACGGGAGAAATGAGCTTTCCGTCTGCGGACGTGGCAGTGAGCAACCTACTGGCGTTCGACATTCACATCACCCCTGCTATCCGGTTCGTGAAGGTCCGGTCTGGTCTATCTGCGGCTGCCGTTACTCAGAATGCAGACCGCGTTATCACGCTGTTGACCAGGGATATGGTGCAATAAGCATGAAGAAATTAATCCTTACCTTCGCGGCTATGGCATTCGCGCTGTTTGCGCAGGCCCCTACGTCGCTTCGTCCGTGGTGGACATCCGAGAACGAAGCAACCGGCTGCACGGCGGGTGGAACGCTGTCTGGGAAGACCCTTGCGGCGTCTGGCGGGGGAGCGGCAAGTACACTGGTTTGCTGGATGGCCGATGCAAAGACCCTTGGCCATTGCACTGATGCCGGTACGCCCCCGAATTGCACGTGTTCTCAGTAGGTCACAAATCACATGCCCGCCTACATCGCATCAGCGCCGAAGAGATTCCCACCTCTCGATATCTCGCAGGAAGCCCCTGTTGTCACGCGCAAGCAGATTGACATAAAGCACCCGGAGTTCCTGCTCAATCAAGAGAAGTGGTTCAACGTCAGCGTGCTGTACACGGGCGGGGATGAAATCAAGCGGGTGGCAGACCGCTTCCTTAAGCGCAGGCCGAAGGAAGACCAGACCGTCTATCAGCATCGCGTGGACCAGTTCTGCTACGAAGACAACCTGGGTTGCGGGCTGGGCTGGCACGAAGCCGAAATGTTCGAGAATGACCCGGCCATCGAAATCAAGGTCAAAGGCAAAGACGGCCAGCCCACGGATGCAGAGATAAGCCCGGATCAGCAGGCGTTTTATCCGCAGAAATTCCTGAAGGACTGCGACTGCCACGGGACCACCTTCATTGACATGTACCGCAGGGTCTTCACCCAACTGCTGTTGTTTGGGCAGACGTATGTGTCCGTGGACCTGCCCGCGCGCGACCCGGACAATTTGGTCCAGACGCTACAGGATGAACGGGCCAAGGGCCTGCTGGACCCGTACATCTGCGCTATCAGCCCCATGGATGTCATCAACTGGGACAAGGATGACCACGGAAACCTGCTCTGGGCTGTCATCTACAGCAAGAACGAACAACAGCGGTTCCTGAAAAAGCCCGTGGTGGTTGAGCGGTGGTACTGGTATGACCGGCAGCAGTATCGCGTCTACGAAGCGAAATACGAGAAGCCGCAATCCGCTGTAGTAATCACCGGGGCGGGTATGAATTCGGCCCCGTCAACCACCAGTAACCTGGACGCGGAGAAGGTTCCCATTGAACTGGTGCGCGCCGGGTATCATGCGCTGGCCGGAAAGAACGTAGTGCCCTTGCAGCACATCCAGGTGCCGGACGGTTGGTACATGGGCAACCGGGCGTATTTGCCCGCGCTGGAGCACTTGAACCTAAGTAACGCCTTGAAGTTTTCCCTGTACATGGCTGCCCTGGCGGTTCCCGTGCTTATCACGGATGACGATGTGTCCAGTATTACGATGTCGGAAACAGGGTTCATTAAGCTGGGCATCGGATCAAGCTACCATTATGCAGAACCCACAGGCACCTGCTGGGAGAAGCTGTCAGAACGATGCAAGACTTTGACGGAAGAAATCTGGCGCGCGCTGTACTTGGTGTCACAGGCGCGTAGTACCACGGCCACGGCCAGTTCGCAATCCGGCATCAGCAAGAAACAGGACATGGCCCCCAGTCATGACGTGCTGAACGGTCTGGGCGACATCCTGCGCGCGAAGATGCAGGTAACCTTGGAGTGGGTAGCGGCTGCCCGCGTCCTGGCCGGGTTCGAAGCGGACAGCAACCTGACATTCGATGTACGTGGGTTCGCGTTCGAAGAGAAACTGAGCACGGACGAAATTGCCGTCATTCAGGATCTTCTCAACATGGAGATTCCTTCGGACCTGCTGGAGAAAGAGCTATTCATCCTGGCCGCGCGCGCCGCGCTGCGGGATGCGAACGCGGACACGTTGAAGGCCATCATTGACCAGATCCGGGCCGCGCCTGACAAGGCCACGCGTGTGCTTGAGCAACAGAACGCGCAAGCCGAACAGTTGCAGAAAACCATGGTCAAGACCATGGGCTTGGATGACCCGGAAGGCGAAGGGGACGCCCCGGCGTCATAAGCGGTCACACACGTTGAAAAGTTCCCCAGTGCTTTGTTTTCATGGAGCTACAGGGAGCAAGAAAGCAGGCTTCTAACTGCCTGTTGATAAAATTAGGCTGTACAGAGCTACGGCAATAAGCTGCGGAGCATACGTTACTTTATGGCAATGTCGGATGAAGAAATTCAAGCGCTTGTGACCCGGACGATTCAGGGGGTGGTTGCTCCTCTGGGTGAGCAGATGCGGAGTATCACCACCAGTTTGGCGGAAATGCGCGTCGCGCCAGTGGCCCCCGCGCCAGTCGTACCGGCCCCCGCTGCACCTGCGGCCCCGGCTGCCCCCGCTGCACCTGCGGCCCCGGCTGTGGACCCGGCCTTGAACAGCCAGATCCTGGAGTTTCGGCGCTCCAACGAAAAGCTGGTGGCGGATATGGCTGCCTTGCAAAAGGAACGTGAAGCGGAGCGCAAGCGCGCGGATGACGCGGAGCGGCTGACGGCTGTAACTTCAGCCATGTCCGGGTTCCAGTTTGCAACGGACGCGGCCCGGCAGACGGCGGTAGAAAAGCTGTTGCCGCAGATCAAGCGGACGGATACCGGCGCGCTGGTGGCCGGTGACAACCTGACGCCCGAAGCCTTCATCAAGGATTTTCTGCCCACGCAGCACGCTTACCTGCTGGCCCCCGTGAACACTGGGGGGTCCGGCGTAACCCCTGGCAGCCACGGGCCTGCCAAGGCCGTGGACTTGAACAGCATTTCCCCGTCCATGTCTGCGGACGGAAAAGCCGCAGCCTGGGATGCGGTCAGAACAACACTTGGCTCATTGGGGCGGTAACTTCAGTAACTCAACAAAGGAAAACGAAACGAAATGCCTGCTATTACGAGTGCGAATGTAGCAAACGCGATTGTGAAACTGGTTGCCGCCGATGCGCTTCCCGCGTTGGTTGGTAGCCTTATCATGGGTAACTTGGTCAACCGGGACTACGAACCCGTCCTGGCCAACGCGGGTGACACCGTGAACGTCCCCCTGCCCCCCACGATGACGGCGAACAACATCCTGGAAGCGGGCAGCGTTCAGACGCAGAACCCGAATCTGGGCAACGCCCCTATCGTGCTTAACAAGCACAAGGAAGCCACCTTCAAGATTCCCGATATCACCAAGGTGCTGGCGGTGCCGGACCTGCTCAAGGTCTACATGGAACCGGCCATCATTGCCATTGCGGAATCCATCGAAACGGACCTGCTGGCCCTGTACCCCGGCTTCACCAGCAATACGGCGGTTGGCGCGGCGGGCACGCCCCTGACCGAAGCTGTCATTGACAGCATTGAGACGGCCCTGTTCAAGGCCAAGCTTCCCCCGGCCCAGCAAAAGTACCTGGTGGTGAGTGGCGACGAATACGCCAACATCCGGCAGATCTCGCGATTCAGCGAGTACCAGAAGGTTGCGGAGGCGGGCGTTCGCGCGCTGATTGACGGCACCGTGGGCAAGGTGAAAGACCTGTTCGTGTTCCGGTCCCAGTACGTCACCAAGACGGGTTCCGGCACGGTCAACACTCACAACATTGCCTTTGCCAAGGACGCCATCGGTCTGGTCATGCGGCGGCTTCCGCAGCCCCTGCCCGGCACGGGTGCCATTGCCGAGTACGCCGAAATGGGCAACTTCGGTGTCCGCGTGGTCATGAGCTATGACCCCAACACCCTGGCCCAGCAGTTCACCGTGGACGTACTGTACGGCTGCGCTAACCTGCGCGAGAACTTCGGCATCCAGGTTAACAGCTAAAGGCCGCGCCCTTGCGCCCCACTGTAACCCGATAAGAGGGAAGGGCGCTAATTCGGAAAACATTTATGGCAAACGTTCAACAGTATTACCTGAGTATGAAGGCCAAGCGCGAAGAGCTTGCCGGACAATTCCTGAAAGGCGATTGTTTAGTGACCTCGGTTGCCAACTTGGACCACGGGAGCACGGCGGGCAACGTGGCCGAAGTCCCAGTACCCCTGGCTGCACGCCTTTTGATCGAGGGAACGCATAGACTCTCGTCCAAGGAAGAGCAGACGGCTTTCAAGGATGTGCAGGCCAAGCAGCGTGCGACAACCTTGACATCAATCGCACTGGCGCAGGCGGCGCGTAAGCAGATCGAAACGCTTCTGAACGGCCAGCCGCAGCCCCCGCAATCCTAACCTGTAGTCTCACGTCCCTGCATCTAAAAAGGCAATAAAGTATGGCTGCTTCTGTAAGTACCCCGAAAACCGTTACCCAGGGCGTGGCTCCGCATCTGTCTGCCAGCGTTCTTACCGCTCTGATGGCTATTGCCCCGGAGAACATGACCGTGGCCCAGCATAACCAGATTACGGATGCGCTGGCGCGCATTCCGAAGGGCGAAGCCCCCGGAACTACCATCGGCGCGCTGTTGACTTAAGCGCGTCCTGCACAATAACCGCAGACGCCCGGCCATGCTACCAAGCTGGCCGGGCTTTTGTTGCAATTAGGGGGATACACGCGTGCTTTGGACCGACAGGGATTTCTGCTCTTCCAACGATCTGATTACCTTGGACGCCGAAGTGCAGTCCGTGGCAAGCGCGGAAGAAATTACCCTGGATGACCCAACGGGCGGTGGCAGTATTATCCACCGGGCGATTGAGGAAGCCGGGGACAAGCTCTTCAAATACTTGCAGCTTTTCGGCGGCTATCTCAACAGCGGTACGGTGTCCGCAAACCACTATGCGGCGGTCATGAACGTGGGGCTTCCGAGTGTCAATCGGTCTAAGATCCTGATGGGCCAGATTGTGGTGTCATCCCTGGACGGTGTTAGCTGGCCCCCGGTCAAGCGATGGGTGGCATACTGGGCGCTGCACGCCTTCTTTCGAGATGCGGCCAACCGGACGCTGAAGGACAGGTACGCCACGAAGGAAGAGCGGTACCGGGCCGAAGCGAACGGCGCGCATTGGGACGCCTTGCGGACGCTGGGCGTGCCCATCGTCACGCGGCCTTTGCCTTGTCCGGCTGCTGTGTGGGAACCCAACACGGGCAACTGGGGGGACGGCAACGTTTCCCAGGTGGCCGGGTCCGGCACGGTCGAGGGAAGCTATGACGTGGTGGTTACCTGGGTAGACCAGGACCCTGGCCTGTACGGTTCAAATACTGGCACGGGGAGCTTTGTCAACAACGCAGAGTCCGCGCCCAGTGTGCCCGCCACCATCGCTCTGGTGGCCGGTAACGTGGCCGTGGTGGATATCACGTCCTTGGTAGCCCCTACGGGTGCGCAGCCCCTTGGCAGCATTCCCTTCGCCATTGTGGAGTATATGCGGGCCACCGGCTGGAACGTGTACGCGGGTCCGTCTGGCGGGCCTCTATGCCTGCAAACCCCTACCCCAATCCCCATCGCTACCAAGTCCTTCACATTCCCCGGCGATCCTTTGACCGGAACCGCTCTGGTGGGTCCAGGGCAATATGCGGAGCGCAATCTAAGCCTACCCATGGGCATCATTCAGCGGGGCTGATGCATGGCACGTTCACATGCTCTGGCTATTGAAGACTTGGTACAGTCTTTCCGTGACGATATAACGCGCATTGTCAGGCAGGCCCAGCGGGACGTGGTTAGCCAGTTGGCAGACCGGCTGTCCATCGTGAATGGGAAGATTGCCAAGACCCAGACCAATACTCGCATCCTCCAAAGCGTAGACGCGATCTTTCATCGCGCCATGAACCGGGCCGGGTATCAGCAGGCCGTTCAGAAATACGTGGCTAAATTCGGCGGGCAATTTGAGTTCTTTCAGGACACGCTTGACCGGCTGGGGAAGCAGATCGGGCGCGATCTGAAGGTAGACTTTGGCAAGCGGGACCGCGCGCTTTTTGTGCAGCAACAGGTAAGCGCGGTAAGGCTCATAGACGCTGTGGTGGATACGGCGGCTGCTTCCGCTGAACGTCAAGCCATGCTGTCCGTGGGGGGAATGCGCCTGGGCCAGCTTATTGATGCGCTTGTCGTGAAGCTAGATACTACCGTGCCGCAGGCTATGACCCTGGCAGACACGGCGCTTTCAACCTTCTATCGCACTGTCGCAGACCGGGGCTACCAGATTATCGAGAAGGACTTGCCAGATACCGTGGAAGTCCGGTACAGTTATGGGGGGCCGGATGACGTGCTGGTGCGCCCGTTCTGCCGCAACTTGCTCAACCAGACTCGCGCCGGGAAGACGTGGACGCGCGCGGAGATTGGGGCTATGAATAACGGGCAGATCCCTTGGGTATTTCTGAGCGCGGGCGGTTTCAATTGTCGCCATAATTGGTTATTGCAACCCCTGGTAGCCAAACCTCAGTGACGCTCTTTGCCGTAGTTGTAAGTTATTGATACTGCTACTGTTCTGCCGTTGACTGTCGGGGCAAGTAGGGCCTCGATTGATACAATGAGCATGGGATGGGGGAGTGTACTTTCAAGACGGCGAGTGGCGGCGATCCAGCAGAGTATATCATCCGTTTGGCTAACGAAGCCAAGCCAACCGAAGGCGATGCACTGTACGCGGCCCAGCGCCAAAAGACGCGTATGGTGGAGCGTACCTTACGCGGTGTGGACGTAAACGAACGCTCTTTTGAGCCTTACGATACCACCACTCCTTACTACTACTATCCAATGGGGCGCGTGGGCCGGACAAAGGCCACGATCAAGCAGAAGAAAGCGGCGGTACGCAGGCTGCTGAAGCGCACAGCGGGAGTCACCGCGATTCGGTCAGAGTACGGCGGGTACATGGGCGTAGGCGGGGTGAAGATCCGCAGCGGAACGGGCATCCGTTACGAGTCCTACGCGGACTTCAAAGCATCCCTGGGCCGGGCTGGTGTAGATCTTACCGGCCCGCGCGCCCCGCACATGCTTCAAGCGAGTGGAGTACGGGTTGGAAATCGCGGTTTTGCGTCCATCGGGGATGAAAGCGTGGCGGGAAAGAATACCCCTGTTACTGAATTTGCCATCGGCATATATGGGGAAGCGGCTGGCCGGGCCACGGGGCACAATACCGGGTTCAGTCCGCGATGGAAGCGCAGGCATCAGCGTTACTTTTGGGGCGCAAGCGCATCTGATTTACAGGCCATGGCGTCTGACATCTGGACGCGCATTAAGGTACGGTTGACGGGCAAACTATGAGCGGTATTACCAAGTACGCTACCGATGCTACGCTCTTGCTGCTGGGCCATCCTACAGCCGGGTTCAACGCATCCCTGGCAGCCGTGGCCGGTAGCTACGGCATTCAGCCCGTCACGATTAACTGGGGGCCGGGCAGCGCGCAGTTTTTTCCGGTGAATTTACACCCGGATGACCTGGAAGAGTCCACGGTATCAAAGTACCCGATGGCGTTCTTGTGCGGCCTTCGAAGTCAGAACACCCATGAATCCCATGGACGGAAGTTTTCAGGGCCGGTTGAACTGAGGCTTAGTTTCTGGCT